AATCAATTGATGAAAGATGTTTGTCTTCTCCAATTGTTACAATATCAATATAATTACGTAGAGACACTTCACTCCATTCGCTTGGAAAGGTAAATTCCTGTTTTGAAATCTTTAATTTTAGCATAGATATTTGTTTTTTATTATTTAAATAGAAAGAAAAAAAGTAAAATCGTATAAGCTTTAAAGGAATATGAAAGAACCAACATTGATATTTTGCTTTAAACAATTATAAGCAATAGCAATTGACATTATACAATCGTCATTTCCGAAATTTGCCTGGTATGTTACATTACCTCTTTTTGAAATAGAATAGCCGAATGCATCGAGTTCGGATTTTACTGCCGGATGATTTAATAACTGGATTTTACCATCATTGAAATTATAAATAAGGTCATTGATAATGATTGGTTTTGATGTTGAGGTAGTTGTAAAGGATTCTACTTGATATATTCCCTTAGCGATTAATTGTTCTATAACTAATATACCAAATGAGTTGGATTCTACTAAGCACTTCGAAACGCGAAACAGCGTTAGAGCATTTTCTATTCTACGTAAAACTTCTTCATTATTTGTTTGATTGAATCTATCAATAAAAACCATCTCTGCTCTTTGATTAAAGATTGATATAACTGTAAAATCCTTCTTCAATCCCACATCAATACCCGCATAATAAATATCTCCATCCTGTGGTCCGGATAACTGAACTCCTTTAGTAAAATCCTGTATGTTCTTAAATAAATTCCCAGCATCAACGAATTGAGCTTCATATTCTTGTTTGAATGCATCATCCGGTAAAATCCTCCTTTGTTGCTCAATGAATTCAATATTAGCATAGGGATTTTCAACATATGTAGTTTGAAAAGATTTATAATGTTTTTCTTCAGGATTTTTCCCCATTAAGAATAACTTATAAAAAAAATTCTTGCCCCTTGGGGTTGAACCAAAGATTACTTTTTTTCCTCTAACCAGAAGTGTTGGAGCTAAGATAGTATTATAAGTTTCCTCATCTATCCACGATGCTTCATCTATTAGTAAATGAGTTAATGAATATCCTCTTAATGAATTTGTTGAAGCTGCAGAACGAAATAGAATAACTGAACCATTTGTAAAAGCGATTTCTGATGTGCCTGCTTGAATACGATAGGATTTTACATATGGTAAATGAATTACAAAGTTCAATATCTGTTTATATACCTTCTTTGATTGAGAATCAACAGGAGATACAAACATAATGTTAGCATCTGATTTCTCAAGTGCATAATAAATAGCAAGGTTTTCCATCAAAAAGGTTTTTCCAGATTGACGTGAGGCATTATATATAACGTATTTAATATCTGGGTTTATGCAGGCTTTTACAATATCCTTCTGGGCTTCGTAAGGTTTAAATAAAGTAAGAGTGGTTTTTGCTTCCATACGTAAAATCCTGTTTAATGTTTCACACTTTCTTATTTAGAATCATTCTAAATAGCAATGTTAACTTAATGTTATGTTTTTAAATATTATAAAATGTTAATAACTTTTTAAAAATCTTTAAAGTGTTAGTCTTACAAGCATTTCAGGATTTTACAGTGTTAATAACTTTATATTGTTCAGTCTGGTAATATTAATTATGTTAAATAGTTCTGGCATAGTTATTGCTTGTAAAATCCTTTGGCATAGTTATTGTATTGTGTAAAATCCTCCAGATAATCATCTGATACTCAAGCACCATCTTTTTAAAAGATAACCAACTGATACTCAAGCACCATAGAAGTTAACTAACTGATATTCAAGCAGGGTTTTTACCTCTGAAACTCCATATAATGTTTTGTAAAATCCTGCATTGTTTATAACTTTTTTAAATGTTTGAAACATTAATCAGTATTTTACGTTTGCTCCTCATCTTCTTCAGTTATATCTTCAAAGGATTTTACTTCCGGGATATCAATATTCATATCTGGAAACTTAAGTTCGAGATTTAAATTAGAGACTTGAACTTTATCTGGAGCATAATAACCATAAATTTTAATAATCATCTCACGCATTTTGGCGTAAGCTGCGTACTGACCGGCCTGCTTAGCTTCTTCAGCACTGGAATTCAAATCTTCAATCATTTGTTGTCTGGTAATCAAATTTTTTTGAGCCAGCACAGCTCTTTTTGCGGCAATTTCCAGTTGAACGTCAGGTCTTGTTATTAATTTATTTCCCTCTGTTTTAGCAGTTCCATAAGTAACATCTTGATAAACAGTAAGATACGCGGTAGTCGCATTTCCGCCATTGTTTAAATACTCTTCAATGAAGGCTTGATTTCTTAAATTCATTGTAAAATCCTTTCTTTATTTATGTGTGTCATCTGGACTTGTTTCTTGTTTATGTGGGCTCGTCCCTCTCAATCCTGCAGGTTTGTATGTTTGTATATGTCCTCTGGACTTGTTATTTCTTTTTATTCTTTTTCTCGTTCAATTTATCCAAAGCAGTTGAGAAATTTCTTCTTTTTTCAACCGGTTCTTTAACTTCAATATGGGCTTGTCCCTGCTCATTAGCATCTTTGGTAGCAATTTCAAATTTGTCTGTCAAATCCTGCACTGGTGGAAGAGATTGTGTGTTTGCACCTGGTTGTTCTTCAAATTTATCTTCCGGCAATTTCTCTTCGACAGGACCTGACAATCTTTTCTCAATAGCATCACGATGAAATAAGTAAAACGTATTTAACGAATTTTTTGCATCACGTAGATTGCTATGACAGGTTAGACAAGTAGGAGCGTGAGGAGAAATATATGCTCTGACAAGATTTACCACTTCAATAGCATCCTGATTGGTATATTCGGACATTCTGTGGTGTTTTTTCATTAAATCAAGTTCTTGTTGTGTAACTTCTTCTGGTTTTTTCATAAGTATATTTTTTAAAATTATATTTTTTCGTATTTCCATATGTAACCATATGCAGTTTTTGCTTTATGATTAGGATTGCAAGCTCTTCCTATTTGAGGACTACCAAATCCTAATTCTTTTTCAATTTCAACTATTAAATTCCATCTTTTTATAAAATTATTATTTAAATCAAATTGAAGAATATTTGTTTTTCTATTATTTAAAAAAGTTTGTTTACCTTTTTCTATAGATTTTAATAATGGTGGTGGTTTCTTAGTTCCAAATAATGGATGATTTTCTCCTCTTCTTGAATCATATAGTTCTTTAGGAAGTTTTTTACCTTTAAAGGGGCTTACTTTTCCTTTTAAACTTTTACTTCTTTTTTCTCTTGTTTCTATAGAATCTATTCTACCTGGACAACCTCCATCGCCACCATCTGTCATATTGACAAGAGAACCTAATCCTAAATCTTTACGTCCAATTTTATTTATATAGAATATTTCTTTTTTATATGCATCTTCATTTAATAAATTTGATTCAATAATATCTATTATATATCCATATTTTTTAACTGTATTATGCCAAAATTTATTCCTTAATGATTTAGAATAAGCTCTTTTACCAGTTCCTTTACCAATATAGAATATCTCATTCTTGAGTGGATTGATATGAGCATATATATAAAATTTATTTTCCATTCTACAAATATATCTTTAAACTATTAATTAATCGGTCATAAAAGGAATAAATAACTGCTCCTAATATTGCTTCCCAAATAAAGAAGTCTTGAAATTTAATGGCTCCTATAATCCAAATTAAATGGAAAGAAAGACATTTTCCACAACTCAATCCATTTTTAATGTATTGATTATTAATAAGAGGCTTAATCCATTTGGTTAAAAAATCCTGTAGTGGTATAAAATTTACAATCCACCAAGCTAAAAGTAAAGTTTTTAAGAGTAGTTCTAAATTAAGGTTCATAATTGTGATTTATTTTTATTAGTAATCTGGCTTTGAATTAGTTCTCGTGCATTTTTCACATATATATGTACACTCATAAGAGGTATTTTAGTTTCAATGCTTATTTGTCTATATGTTTTTTTCTCTATATAATATTTATTAAAGAGTTGGAAGTCTCTGGTTAAAATTGGATTTTTCTTTATTTGTTCTTGAATAATTGATTTAATTTTATCAATCTTTTGTTGTTTAATCTGTTGTATTTCAATTAAATCAATTTCATCATCAATTAAATCTAAATCTTCTAATTGAAAACCAGGAATGTCATCGTATAGTGAATATTTAATATTGCGGTATTTGTAATGATAAGGCGAGCTGGATGAACAAACATTGTTTTTAATCATAGTGAGGTAAATCCATTTGAAAATTCCTGCATTCCAAAATGAAAGAGATTTTGGGTTCTCACATATAGCCAAGTGAAGGAATTGTCTGAACTCATTTCTATCATCTTTGTTGAAAAAGTATTTATGCAGCGGTTCCTCAAAAAAAGAATCCTTTTGAATTAAGGAAAACATTTTGGTTAGAGTATCTGCAGTGATATGTCCTATCATATTATGTATTCAATTTAAATTTAATGAAGTTATGTAACTCGATAATCAAATCTATGCTTGTTTCTACTTCTTCTGTGCCAAATTTGTTTTCAATATTTCTTTTAAATTCTTCTATTTCAATTGTTATTACTTCCCGGATTTTACCACATAGCTCATAATTTTCTTTATCAATTTGAAGTTTAAGGTTGAAGTTCCAGTTAACCAGATTTTTACATAAATCTTCGTATAATTCTATCTTAGTTGCTGAACGAGTCAATACATCTGATAAAAAATCATACTCATCTTTATCTACTTCTGGTAAGGAATTGAATTCTATGATTGAATCTAATTGTTTTTCTAATTGTTTATCGCTGAAATAATTCATTTAGTTGAAATTTGATTTGTATTTGTGAAACCGGAAGAACCAATTAAAGGAAATGATTGAGTTTTAATGTCTTCGTATTTAATTATTTCAATAGGATTTAATAATTCAGTAACATATTTATCTATTTTATTATTGTCAAAACTTGTATCTGGAAGTTCTACCCATTTCCATTTAGCTTGTTTAATGTCTTTTAGTTCATATATTAAGATGCCATCAATCAAGAATTCAATATAAAGGAGTTGAATTTTTAAGTTTTTTTCTCGTTCAATTTGAATGGCCTTACGTCTCATTCCATCCCATTTAGTAAATTCACAATAAGGATGATATTTAAGCGTAGTTTGAATGTCTATATTACGTACTTTGATTTCAGCTAAACAATTAGATTCTCCGCTTAGAATTTTTAAGTCATTATGTGACCCGGGATTTTCCCATTTAATTTTGAAAGGAGATGAATTGGAATTACTTTTCCAAGAAGCCAATTTTAAAAATAGGTCTTTACCTTTTTGTTCTTTATTATCAACGAAGTCTTGTTTATTTGTTTGCATATGGTTTATAACTTTCAAGTTGTTTGCAGTTAGCCAGTTTTTTAATACTCTCTCTTATTTTCAGAGAAATACTTTGTGGTGTTTTATTATATTCTTCTGCAATTTGTACAGTTGTATATTTTTCATCGAATGGATAAAGTCCAAAATACATTTGAAGGATTTTACGGTCTTTTGGTTTGAAAAGAGAATTAATAGCCAAATGTAAGTTTGTAAAATCCTCCTTCTCTTCGTTTGCTTGGGGTATTAATTCTTCCATTGATACTTCCAAAATAACGGCTTTAGGTATAATTCTATCAGTGTTATCTTCTTCCCAATATTCTTTTTGGATTGGTTTTTCTTTTGTTATCCATCGTGGAACCTTAATTGTTCTTGTTTTTAGATTTAAGAATTCAAGCATTTTACCTCTAATATGATATTGAGCGTAGCCAATGAATGGTACTTTTTTTGTTGTATCAAATTTCAGCATTGCAATATATAATCCAATTAATCCTTCCTGGAATAAATCTTTGAAATATTCGGAGTTATGGAAGCTATTGGCTACTTTATATATATACCATCTATTATTATCTAATAGAGCATCAAAATCTTGTTTGATTACCAATTCAAGGTTTAGTTTGTTGATTGCTTTGATATCAATTTTATTATGTGCTGACATTTTAATTAAATAGTATAGAAAAAAATAGAATCTGGTTCTTACAATAAATATATGTTATTCACATTTGTTAATAGAATGTTAATAAAACGGAATAACTGTATACATCCAGTTGATAGTAAAAATAGGATAAACTTTCTTGTATTGAATTAAATGGAAATAAGGTTTCTTTTTATTGAAGTTAAGAAAGAATATGTTTGGTTGGTTTTGATTGATTTAAGCGATTTTAGTATTGAATTAATAGGATTGTTCCACTTGATGTTAAATTCGTTCTTATTCTTCTTATGTGTTAGCGGGAAAATGATTTTATTTATTGAAGTTAAGGAAAGAAGTTTTGTTTTAGTTAAGCGGAAAATTCTTTTTTATTGAAGTTAAATAAGAAGGTCTTTGTTTTGTTAGTGAAAAATCCTTTTTTTTATTGAAGTTAAGAAAGAAGTTTTGTTTTATTAGAGCGAAACTTCTTTCTTGTTGTAGCCAGATTATTCTTCTGTTGGATAAAACCATTCTTTTGCTAATAGCTTTGTATGTTCTTTTGTTGATGGAGAAAGTTTGGTTCCTTCTTTATGGTCAACATTAAATTCAATTTCATATAGAAGAATTTCTTCTTTTTTTGTTGAAGTTAAGGAAAGAATTTTTTCTTTTGGATATTTCTCTTCCATTTCTTTTAAAATTACGTCTGCAGTTTTATATACTCTTGTCTTAGGTTCAGATTTTTGTGTTGGACT